CTAAAGTCACTTGTATCCCTTGTTCCACAAGCATACTTATGTCCTGCCTATTGAGATTAAATACTGCTCCCTCAAATTCCAAACTTCCATCAACTTCAACCAGTTCTGAATTAATCCACTTGCTTGTTCTTTTTGATATTTTGCATTTACTAAAAAATCTCTTTGGTATAAATGTTTTATGTGCCATTTTATACACCTACAATCTCATAATCTATTGAATGAAATAAAGAATGTGTATCAATAAGTGGCGTGCTTTGTCCCTTAGCCTTTACAGTTTTGGGGTCGTTTGGTGCAAAATTACCACTCATTATTGTTTTCTTTATTTTTTGAACTACAAAAGTTCCTAAATTTTCATAAGCCTGTTGTCCTGTCATTCCACCTTGAATAATTTGTTCAACTTGACTTTTCATATATTCTTTTATTTCATTCTGTGCATTTGCAGTACCTACCGACAATCTAAAAAAGGGTCTAGCTGGCATTTTGCTTGTTCCGTATTCGTTGAATATTGCATACTCTTGAACATCCGTATTACTTTTTAAACTTCCACCGCTCCAAAGCACTCCTACCTTCACGGCATGTGTCTGCAAATATTTCAATTCCTTATCCATTTTTTCCAATCCTTCTAATTGATAAATTATTTCAGCCATATATCCGCCTCACAACACTTTCAATCTTTTCTCTCTTATTAGCCGCAAAATCCACAAATGTATAAGAAATGTCATCAATCTTATAACTCTTATACTTCCCACTCTCTTCATCCATACTGTTTATAAAATCATTCACAAGCATAGATATTTCATATTTCAGCCAGTCTGGCAGTTCATCATATCCAGCCTTATAAGTTACTTCAATTTCTTTTTCTTTTGTATTGCAAGGACAATTACTAAAATTAACAAACTCAATATAATTTCTACGACTTTTATATTCATCATCAGAATTAATACTTACAATTTCAGCAACTGGACGTTTGTCCAAGTAAATTCGCTTGTTATAATCATAATCCTCTGTAAGCGTTTCAACTTCTAATTTATATCCAGTTATATTTTCAATTTGACTAATTGCGATACCAAGCAAGGTTTCAACCTTAGCCAATTCTTCATCAGCTAAGATTGTACCTGTTATTTTTTCGTAGTCATTTACTGTCATCAGCATTCAAACCACCTCTATTTTACTTTTAAAACCGAGAACGCTTTGGCTCTTGTAACTTTTCCACCGATTCTAATTCTAGTAAAATATGTTGTAATTCTCTTGTCAGGATCTCTATGTAATTCTTGCTCAAAGTTTTGTTTCATAACATATGTATAACCTTTCGCAAAGTCACAGAATACAGCTGGATATTTACCAGTTGCTATATCATCTAAAAACTCTTCGACATAAACTGGATAACCATTAAATCTCATTGTCGCCCCGTCTCTGATTGTGTTCCACAAAGGTACACCGTTCGCATCTTTCCATAATTTCATTTCTTCATATAATTTTGGTGACACATAATAAGCAGAACCTTGTCTATAACTTAATTTCATACCAGTTTCAAGTTTCACCATATCTTCCCAAGTAACTTTATTAGTTGAACCTGTTGTTACTGCTCCAGCCAATACATCTGCATTTGTTAAAAATCCCTCAATGCATTGTTCTGTTGTAGTATTGTAAGTTCCTTTCAATGTTAAAGCTGATAATGTTTGACCAAATTCTTCTGAAATAGCTTCTTTTATTTCACCAACAATATCAAACGCTGTATCTGCCCTTGTTTCATCTGTCACTGGGTATCTAACTTGTCTCATTCCTGCGGTTATTTCAATTTGACTATAAGCCAAAGAACCGTCTCTAGTATTCCCTGCACCTTCTTTTACAATTTCATTCGCTTCAGTTATTTCATTTCTAACCGGAATGATAATTGATTTTTCCTTTAAAGTTACAATTTTACCTTTCATTAAGAAATTAGATATTTCTTTAGTCTCTTTCAAAATTTCATTTGATAATATTGACGGCATTAAAATTGGAGTTACCCCAGTCGTCATTATAGGCGCTTTAATTAATCCTTCGATATTTCTATCTCCTGTTTTTAAAAATTTTACAAATGCATCAGTTTCCTTTTTTTCTTCTGTTTCAGGGTTAGATATACCTTTTTTCATAAGTTCGTCTAAAGATTTACCCATTTTTCCAAGTTCTTCATTAGCTTTTCCAATTTCGCCTTCCAATTCTTCATTTTTCTTTAATGCAGCCGCTAAATCCTCATTTGCTTTTTTAATATCCTTTGTGTTTTGATTCATTCCTTTTTCCAAATCCTCGATATTTTTTGGCATATTATCATCTCCTTTATTATTTTTGTTTATATTATTATCGCCTTTTACTGTTTGCACAGTCGCTCCAGGTACTGCACCTTTTAAAACTACACTACCTTCGACAACTTCAAACTCTTTAATTATTCTAGCGTTTACTTCGCCTTTATCTGTATGCACTTTTCCAAACTCTCTTTGTTTTAAGAATCCGCCAACAGACATTTCATAGTTTGCTCCATTGTTTTTCATCATCGAATAAACTTTTCGAGCGTCTAAATTCAAAGCATTGCCTTTTTCATCTGTCGACAAATCAAGTTTAGCTAAGAATTTAAGATTTCCAGTTTCATCTTGATAAACTTTCAAAGTTCCGATCTCTTTACTCCAGTCGTGCATATGCAACAAGAAATAGGTCTTGTCCTTATCCACTTTATCAAGTGCTGTTTTATCAAAATAATCACCGTAACTATCAATAACACTATGCGTTACTAATTGCCCTTCAATTATTCCTTTTTCTTCAGTATCTTGTTTCAATACCATTTTGACACTTTTATTAAATTGTTCCACTTTACACCTCCTATATTAATTCGCAATGACAATTTATAATCTCGCTCGCTGGTGCTCCTAACTGATGTGGATATAAAAGCCCACAACTAAATTTTTCATTTGGCTTTCTTGTTTCTTTATCACATTTCAAATGAGTTTCCCTGTCAGTTTTACCACCGCCAACGTGCCACCAAGTCTTTTCCAGTCCTGCCTGCTCCAATCCATTGTGATACGTTGTTGTTGCAGTAGTAGCCGTTTCAGTTCTTGCAATAACCATTGCTCTTTTCTTTTCCATACCTTTTACTTTTTGAGTTATCTCTTTTGCAATATCCCTTATGTTTGTTCCACTTTCCTGTCCACGAACTATGATTTTGTTTAAAATATCTTTCGTGGTTTTGGTTATATTTGTTACCTTTTCAGCAATTACCTTTTTACTTAATGCTTTTAATGTTTTATTCTTAACTGCTGGAATTAATTTTTCATCAATGCCACGATGTGTAACAAGAAAATTAGACGTTTCACTTACTGTTTCAAGTATCCCTTTTTTCAATTCCTTGAATAATTGACTTGCAAATGTTTCCCAAGCAAATTCACTCAAAAACATCTGCTCATTTATATCAATATCACCACGAAGTTGCTTAAATACCAGTCTTAGCCGTCCAAATAATTTAAGTATTAATCTGTTACGCATTTTTAACTGTCTTTTAGCAAGTACCTTTTTTTGAGAATTAGTCAGTTTGATTTTCTTCATTTTCTTCTTCGTTTGATTCAGTTTCTTTGCCATCATCTTCCTCCTCAACTGGTTTTACGTCTTCGTATATTTCTTTGAGCGATGTCATTGATGTGTTGATTAAAATATCATCGCCATTCTCAATTGGTGGATATTCAAGCTCTGCCCTCTTCTCATTTATCGTCAAATAACTAAGATTATTAAGCATTGCCATTTTCTCTTTTCTGTCTTCTTTGAGCACTCCAATCGTACTTGTATCAAAATCTATGTACTCGTTGCTTTCTAGCTTATCTTTCATTATATTATTAAGATACTCGGCTATTTGTTCGACAAGTGGCAATATGTTCTCTGTATACAAATCTTTTTTAGCCTCTTTATAGTTGCTAAACTTGCTGTTTGTTCTATCCCCAATTAAGATACTCGGCACATTCATTACAGCAGCAGTTGTGTTCCTTATTTCGTCCATAGCATTTAAAAAATCAAAGTCCTGTGGCGAAAAGTCTGCCTCTTTTATTTCTGCGCCTTCTCCGTCTAAGATAAGTGCTTTCCCTACATTCCTCGATCCGCTATTCTGTTCTATTTCATTCTTGATCTCTTTTTTCTTAAAAGCGTTCAGAAACTTTTTAACAACGATTATAAGATTTCTCTTACCACCATTCTTCAATATGCTGTTGTTCCACTGCATTATATAGCACCAGTAATTGTGTAAAGCTGCTAGTGACTGTACCTTGCTTATTCCTCGACCTGCTCCAGCAATGTTGTCGTAAACGTTCACACCTTTGATATAATGAAACATCTTCAAGTCTTCGCCTTTGTACTCTTTGCCATTTATTCGTATTGACTTAATTCCATTCAATACGTTGTCATTATCGTATTCGATATAATAAGAGCCTTTTTTAAATAAAATCAATTCGGCTTTTGTATACAAATCAATTCTCATTACAAGCAACTCGCCAAACAAGATGTAATATAAAGCAAAATAATTAATAAACTGGTCTGTGTTGAGCAAAGAATTAGGATTTTGCAATGTATTTAACACATAGCTACTTTTAACATCTCTAACATTATCCCCATATCCTTTTTTATAAGTTCCCCATTTCAAATTATTTATTGCTTCATTTATCCTTGTTATTGCACTAGATGTAAACGGATTTTTGTATAGTTGGCTTAAAAACTTTTCGGGGTCTTCATCTTCAAGCGCATAACCGTTTATAAATTCCGATAGCGTAACTGGCGACCTGGTACTCCAAAATCCTTTTGAAAAAATATTAAGTCTCATCGTCCACCTCCTCTTTGTAATAATGTTTATTTAATACATATGGTGTATAATCACTTAGTGCATATTTAATAGCATCGAAACTATGTGGATCAATATTAAACGGCTTTTGTGTCTTAGGATTCTTTGCTATCAATCCATCTTTATTAAAAAACCACTTCATTTCCGTTAATTCTCTGTATGTATTTGGGCACACATTTTTATCAATAAATATATTCCTAAATGATTGTATCTTTTTAACTCCTGCTTTGCTTATATCACTTGTCTTTTTGACTGGATTAATCATTACATTGTTCATATTGTAAAAAGCTATTGCTTTTGGTTCAGCACTATCCGCATAAACAACTTCGCCATCATTTATTAATTTCTGTATCATTTCAGTTTCTAACATTTCCACATCAGTTAAATGATTATCGTAAAATTCATCATAGATATACAAATCATTCAATTCCTCATCTATCACGACTCTTACTATTGCATTGTATGAGTTACTAAAACCAAAATCGAATCCAGCGAATCTATTCCATTTATCAGCAATTATTTCTTTTATTCTATTTTGTTCTAAGTGATGTAAATTTCTAAATAATGTATCCCCTGCACTTCCAAATCTACCTAGCGTTTTTATCGCTCTTAAATAGTCATCTGTTTCCGTTTCCAAGTCTGCTATGAAGTTGTCAGGCAAAAATTTGTTGTCTGTGTATATTGAATGATGTAAATATATATTTTCGGAAAATACATTTCCTTTTTTCAAATTTACTTCGTTCTTTATTTTCATAATCCGTTCAGCATATAGATTGTTTTCATCTTTGCCGACTGTTTTCAAAACTTCTGTCAAATATTTATACGTCCATACTCCAAACTCATTAGGATTAGTTGTTAAAATCAATATATTTCTGTTTTTTATACTTCTCAATCTCGATTTAAGTTCTTTAAATGATTTATAATCAATCTCATCTGCTTCTTCTATCCAAATAGTATCTATGTCTTTTATTGATTTTATCTTCTTAACATTGTCCAATCCTCTAAAAATAAATTCTGTTCCTGTTACACTGCAAGTGATTTTCATCGGCGTTGATGTGAAATAAAAATATTTTTCCAACCCAAAGCTATATATAATATCTTGTATATCCGCATAACAACTCTCTTTTAAATTCTCTCTTATCTGTCTTACAACCAAAATTTTCCTTTTTTCCTGTAATGATAAAAGTACCAATTTAACTGCTGCATTGTATGACTTGCTACTTCCATATCCGCCTAGCAAAAAATAAATGTGCTGGCTGTTATCCAATAAAAACTCTTTAAAATGATTATTTACCTCTCTCACTATTTCCATCAAATTCCCACCAACTTAATTTCTATTTTGTTATCCTCATTTATATCAGTATTTAATTTAGATTTTTCGATTTCCAGCTTTTCTTTTTGGATATTCTCATTTTCCAATTCCATTTCCAACTCTGCCTGCCGATAGCTTCCAACAATCTGTCCGCCTTTGTAAATCTCTTTTTCAAATTCTTTTAAGACTTTTAGGCGTGTATTTATACGTTTAAGAGTCTCGTCATCTTCCAATCCAATTTCCAAAAATTTTTCTTTTAACTTTCTTTTTTCATTTTCCAATTCCAATAATTGCTCTTTCAAATCGTTATAATTTTCGTCTGCGATTTTAGTTAAAATTGACTGACTTTTTTCAATTTGGATTTCTCTAACACTTTTTACTTTGTTGTAATAAGTTCGTTCAGTTACTGAAAATTTTTGCAAAATTTTTTCTTTTGGAACATTGTTGAGGATATCCGATTTTATCTGTGTTTCTTTATCGTTTGCACCAGTTTTGTTTTTGGTGCATTTTTTAGAATTTGGTGCATTCCCTTTTGGTGCAACTTTTTTTCTCCATTTTTCTCTTTTTTTCCAGCTGTTAATGGTATTTGCACTTACTTTATACTTTTTTGATAACACTGTAACTCCCGCACCATTTTCAAATTCGTTCTTAATCAATAATTTTATGTTTTCATCTTTCATTTTTCCTTTACCTTTTTAGTTTTTAGACAAAAAAAGAGCCGACTTATAAATAGACTATTTCTAATCTACATATAAATCGGCTCATAACCACTCTTACTCTTGCCTTTATCCAATTGTAATTTTCTTAATTCTTTTTACTTTTCCATTTTCAAAAACAATAACCATTTCTCTTTCACCTTTTTTATCCATTTCATTTAGCAATATATTAATGAATTTAAAAAGTTTGTTATTATTTTCTATTTTTTTTATCTGCTCTTTAGTAAGCATTTTATCACTTCCTTATTATACCTTATTTTTTCTATATTTTCAAGCCTTTTAAAAATTTTTATACACTATCCTTTTATAATTTTTCTAAAAAAAATAAACATCTTTTCGTTGTCTTTTTCTTCTGGATTCAAACAAGCGTATCCAACAAAAGCGTGTTCTAAAATTCTCACTACAAAAAATATCAAGAATGTTGTTATCCAAGGCAAAAAAGTCATTAGCCAGCTAATCTGAATTAGCCTAAACAGTTTTGCAACTACTAAGAATATAGTTATATTTCCAATAATTCTGCTTATCGTTTTTTTTATAGTTATAACTTTTTTAGCCAACAGTTCCACTTCTTTATCCATTCTTATTCCTCCTCCGTTATTACAATCGCATTATCAATTGTAACTCTACGATTATTCTCACTTATCAAATTCAATGATATTCTATTACTTTCATCCGAATCTCTTACCCTTATCATTCCTTTGTATTCTTTTAAAAGTTTCCCGTCGAGAGTATAAACTCTTACAGTTCTTTTTAATCCACTTGTATCGCTCTCCCAATCTTTTTGAGTATCTTCCCATCTTGCGCAGCTTCCTGTCAATCCTAAAATTACAATTCCTAATAATATTTTTTTCATTTCAATTCCCTTTCTTAAATTATTTAATCCATGTTGGTACCCACATACCGAATGCAAAACTCGCAACCAATTTAGCTAGATCTAAAAGATCTTTAGTTCGTTCAATTTGTGCAACACCTATAAATACAATTATAAAACAAATTATCATTCTTATTATTTTCTTTAACATTTTTCCTCCTAATCTTTTTCTAACAAAAACGATTTTTCGCGACTGAACTTTATTTCTCTTCGTAAATTTCTAAAGTCCCTTGAACTTCATCATCTTCAATCACAAATGTTCTACCATTTGTAGTTTCGTAATAGAATAATGTAAATCCATCGCCATCTTCTTTTTTCTCATCTGATTTAAGCAGTTGACACATTTCAATCAAAAGTCCTTTTTCCAATAAATTATTATCCCAAACTTCTAAAAAAATTCTTTCGTAATCTCGTCTTTCTTTTTCTGTCATTTTCTATCCCCCCTTAAATCCTTTAAAATGCCCCTTATATATTTTTTTCAATTCCTTAACTTCTTCCTCGGTCCTTATCTCAAAAGGCTCTATATTCAACTCTTTCAGTTTTGACATTAATTTGTTTCTACCACCACCAACTCCATGATCTACTCCTATATGCCACTCTGATGATAACGGCAAATAACTGTTTCCTATCCCTTTGTCATATTTGTAGCCTCCTAATGCTCCAGCACTTTTTGAAATATGTGCCAGTTGTGCATTCGGTTTTCCTGTAATAACGCATATTTTCTTTTTTAACATCCAGTACACCCAATTTCTATTTTCCTGTTGTCTATACAGTTCATGTATTTCCTGCCACATATCAATATCATTCTGCAAAAAATAGTCAAATAAGAAATTAGTAAATGCCACAGCTTCAGCATTGCTCATTAATTTAAGTGCCAAGCTAAAAGTATCATTCAATTTTATAAACAACATTTGAATCTCATCAGTTACAAAATCCATTAAATCATTTGTGATTATATTAATTTTGCTTTCTTTTGTGTAATTCTTGTCAATTATATCTCCAATTCTGTCTTTCAGCTTGCTTTCCATGTTCCTGAAAGGCTCATATCCCTTTATATTCTTTCCGCTGTGCCTGATATAAAGTTTTTTCAAGTCTTCCTTTGCCTTGTAAAGAAAGTAGTCAGAAATGGCAGGCTTTTGCTTGCTAGTCTGCCAATTTATGTCTACACCTTTCAGCTTATAAGCGTAGCAGTCTATGAACCAGTAAATCAGTTTTTGATTTTCTCTGCTCATTCTTTTAGACATCCAAGTTTCCTTTCCGCCAAGCGTGCCTAAAATTCATATATCCTACAAACCTTTTCTTTTTAGTTTCCTCGTTAGGTTCATACTCTTTGTCCGAATTTTGGATTTTCTGACGACTTTTAACTATGTTGTTAATTGAATATCCGTCATATATCTTTGCCGCTTGATCCTGCGTTATTATTCCGTCCTCAACCAATATTAAGCACATAACATATGTGTCTGGATTTTCAGCATTCCGTGTTTCCGGATATTCTTCTAAAATACTTCTAACTCTATTTTTTGCTAATCTTTTACCCATTATTCCTCCTAATTGAATAAATCACTAATTTCATATCTGTATCTTGTTCTTTTCTTTTGTTGAGATAACTGCTTTCCCAGTTGTCTTGCTTCATCTATGCTGATACTTTTTTTATTCGTCATTTTGTAAAATTCATCAAAATTATGAATATCTATTGCATACGTCTCTGACAAATCCCTAAAGTTTAATATCATATATGCTTTTACATTATTTTTCTTTGCCTCAAGCCGCAAATTGTACAAAAATGTCTGCTGTTCATCAACTGTGTTCTTTATATTTGCGAATGGCATTGATTTACCTAAAAAGGATTTTAACTCAGCAAGGACAAGCA